GTTTGAAATACTACCTCAGTTCCAGCTGCAGCATCAGTGAATGTTTGTTTTGCTGCAAGAGCAATACGACCAATGCTTGATACAAAATCAGTTGTTCCATATCCCTGAACACTGATACGAAATAGTGTATCACCAGATTGTGTTGCTGTTGGAGCAGTAACAGTTCCACGAGCAGCACGACCAGCAATCAAACCATAGGTATTTGTTGCTCCGCCAAATGTGTCCATACTCAAACGAGCAGATTGACCATCCTGAGCAGTCATTTGAAGTAGAGTACCAGTAAAGTTTCTTGGGTACTGAGCACCACTAGAACTACCAACAATGTTCAGCGCAGATTGAGTTGTGAGAAGAGTGTCTGGTGTTGTAATTGTAGTAAGACCAGAACGAGTAACTGCAAATGATTCTCTGCCTGCAGATGTTTGTACTCTAACTGCACGATTGAAAACAACATCGGCAGTTGCACCAAGTTGACCAATGAAAACATCACGAGTAGAATCTTTGATTTGTAAAGTGTTGTCGTGAAGTCTAAACTCGCCAACTGATAAACCAGCACCACCAGCAATATAAAAATCACCATCCTTAGCACCAAGTGCTTGGTCATTACCCAGTGTTTCGTCTTGAACATAGATCGTTCCAGCACCTAACCAGATTTCTTTGAATCGTTTAGCTGGAGTGCCAAGCGACCAAATATTGGTTGTGTATGGAATGATATCTGCGTGAGGAACAATGTGACCACCTACACCTGGATTTAATGTAATGTCAGTATTTGCTTGTGTTGTTATAGCAAGACCAGCATTTACAATCTCACGAGAAAAGGTGATTACTGTATTTTCTGGAGGTAGTGTTGCTCCAGCAGCAAAGTTTTTATCAGTGATGATAATTTTATTGTAGATACCAGTACCAACAAAAAGAATCTTACTTAGAACTGGAATTGCAGCACCACCAATGATATCGTCTACCTGAAGGGCTGGTGATGGAACTGCTTTAAGTTCATATACTGTATATGGAACACCAGTAATACCATTAGTCAAACCATAGTCACCAATATCTAGAGCAGCAGAGTTACCATTCTCAAGAACTGCATTTAGTGCAGCATTGGCAATGTTGGCAATGATTTCAGATTCACCAGTGATAACAGAACCAACTGGAATATTTAACGCATGAACAGTTATTTCATTAGTAGTTGTATTGCCACGATCAGTTACAGAATCAAGAGTGTCATCTTCAGTTGATATATTTACTGGGTCGGCGAAGTCAAATTTCTTTTTAGTAGAGTTATATTTTAAAAATAATCCATCGTTGATAGTAGAACGATCGATGTCGTCAAGGTATCTTAGGTTTACTTCACCAGATCCTGGACCTGTAGCAGCAATTCTACCAATCGCTTGCTCAAGAAATTTTAATTTTAGTTGGATTGATTTGATGTTGGTATCAACTTCTGGTGGGTTTGGTTGTTGAAACGAATCTTCCTTAACAACCTTTTCAACAACAACCTCTTTAATTACTTCTTTAACAACCTGTTTTGGTTGTGTTTTCTTTTCAACAAAAACTTCAAGTAGTTCGCCGATTTCATTATTTTCTTTGAGTCTCTCCTTCACACCTTTAAGTGCTTGACCTTTTGGTGTTTCTTCTTGAAGTTTTTTTGCTTCTGCTTTGGCTTTAGCAAATTCGCTGAAAAGTTCTTTTAAATCACTCATACTACAGACGCTAATCCTTTTGCAACTTCTACAATCCAACGACATGCAATCTCATCATTCGCCAATTCTTGTTGCGCTCTAATATCAGCAATCTCGTTTAGGAGAAATTGGTATTCCTCTTGTGACAATTCACCTTTTTCAAAACTATCACGAATAACTAATAACTCATTTGCTAATGCTGCTGCTGGTCCACTTTGACCAGCTACTTCTCTTAATTGTTCTAACATCAGAATCTTCCTTTCCATGCGTCAACCACAACATCAATTCTAGTCTTACTTGTTTTTACAACTGATTCGCAGAAAACTTTATTTTTAGATTCTCCTGCTTTTTTAATTGCATCCTGCAACTTATGTATTGAATCTGCTTGTGGGTCTTTTCTCAATTCAGCATAAATTCTTAGACGCTCAATATGTTCATCTGCGTTCTGAAACATAAGTGGATTACCACACTCTAACTTATCGACTGCAATTTTAACATCTACCAAACGACCAAACATTTCTGAGTCATGTGGTTTTGGCATAATAAAAGAACAGCCAGTAAGTAATGTAAATATAACAACTGTTAATATTGTTTTCATCTCTGCCTCAAAAAGTTATTTCTTGAAAACTCAAGTCGATCAACCAACTTAACAACACGATCTCCTTGAACCGCAACGAAACCTTCTGGTGCTGTTGGCACCAATGCGTTACCTTTCTCCACAAATCCAGATACGCCAGTCTCGAGTCTATTTAATTTCGAAACAATAATCATTTTACAAGCAACAACTAAAGAGAATGCTTCATATACTTTCTCTAGAACCATTTTATGTGAATCAACGAAATCTAAAATCTGTTGTCTTTCGTTTTCTTTTTTTGTTTTAGTTGTTGTTGTCTTTACTTTATCAATTTCTTTTTGTAACTCATCGTGAATAAATTGTGAAACACCATGCGCCTTTGATGAACCAACGTAACTACCAGCACGCACATTAGCATTGTTATATTTTGCAATCAATGCAGATACGATTTTATGTGTAGACAACCAAGACAAAAACGATGTTGGTATAGCCATGTTCAATTTCTTTAATTCAGCATGCGCATTCAATATCGTTTCTTGTTCTGCTTGTGTTAGAGTTAGATCTTTTGTTTTATCTTTTAGAATAGCATCATCAACAAAAACATTTCTTGACTTTTTTAGTTTCTCAACAGAGTAACCAAAGTTTGCTTTCATAGTGGTAAAATCATTGCCAGTATAATAAGTGTGAAAAATAATACCCATTTTTGAAGCGAGGATTCTGCGCCCCAAGTCGCTATCCACAGCGACAGCATAAGTAATAGTATTGGGTTTGAAAGTAACATGTTTTACTCCATCAATTGTTTGTGGTTTTAAATCACCATCAGTATATAAGAAATCTCCCTGCAAAGTTCCATTAATACCAAGATCTTTACAGTATTTCAGTGCATATTTTAATTTCTCAACCAAACCAGCAGAGTGTCCGTGATTTGCTTCAATATCAGAATCAGTTCTGTTTAGTTTTGGAGTTGCGTTAAATGCTGACTTTGATGCGACCCAATAATCATTTCCCGATTGATGAACGATGATTGATGGAGAACCATCCCATTTGGTTGTGATTGTTGCGCCAGAAGATTTGTTGTATAACGCATTTACATATATTTGAATACTATCAATAGCAAATTGTAAACCTTGTTTACCTTCTTCAAAAATGAGATCTTCTAAATGCGACAAGTGTTTTAATCTTGTTGTATCATTGGCTGCTTCTGCAATGTAACCTTTTAAATTAAACATTTAACTTACCTTATAGTGCACAGATGAAAACGCATTCATCTTTTTAGCAGCCATATACATTTGAGGAAACGAAGTAACTTGATTTGTTGTTTCTAAATGCCAAATGTAATATAGCAGAACACATGCTCTGCGTATTTTTTGTGGATCTGCTTGTTTATCGTTTATACCATTAACTGTTACTAAAGAATACGAACCTTTCTTAATATAGTTCGCAAAATCTTTATCTTTTGTTTGACCGATCAACGTATTATATACTGTGTCCATTGGTTTTAATTCAGATTCGCAAAATTTAGTCCAACCTTGTATCTTTGGAAATAATTTATTGATCAAATCTGAAGAGATGGCACCATCCCAAACTTTAGCATCCTGTGGTTGTCCTTCTCCATAAGTTTTTAATTGACCAGATGCAGCACGAGGACGGAAACGGAAACGATATAAAACATCATCTTTGTATACTTTGAACTTTAATAATGCATCAAAGTAAGAATTCTCAACATTGTATACAAATTTCGATGACGCACCAGAGAACTTAATGTTTTTCCCCATGTTGCTATCAACTTGAACTTTAATAATCTTTGCTTTTGGACCAGCAACTTTCTTAAGGGAAATACCAATTAAATCTTTGCTATCAAATGTCTTTTGAACAAAACCATTTAGATCTTCAATTCCTGCTGTGCCTTCTTTTAATTTCGCATATATTTTACCAACATCCATTGTAAGTTTACCTTCAGCAGATTTTTTAACTGCCCATACATCTGCTGGATTCCAGTTATCCTTACTATCTGGCAAATATTTTTCATCAGTCATTTGATTTAAAAATGCAATCTTCTTAGGATTTGAATCACGATAAAAGTTATATTGAGCCATTGACGCTTTTGTTATTACTGTTATTACAGCTGCATATGTTTTTTCAAAAGAATCATGCCAATCTTTACCAAACTCAAATCCTGCTGCTTTGTTAATTGATTCTTTTGAAGGCATACCATTTGAACCAACTTCTAAAATGTATCTTACTGCATCTTCTTGTTGTGCAGTAGATGGAACTTTGTTGCCAATCATATTACCATCAGTATCAATAACATTTGTCAAACGACCACCAGATTTATACAATCTGAATTTGTTATTTCCCGAAACAAACAATGCTTGATTGTTTGCTTTTTCTAATGTTGATTGTAGAGATTTATCTGAAGAAAGAATTTTAAAGATAGATTGAAATACTTTAATATCCTCAGACACAAGTTTTAGTCTTGGAATGCCTGTGATTTTACCATCTTCTGTTTCTAGATACAGAAGTGTTTTATAATCTTTTAATTTTGCGAAAAGTGGCTTTAGTTTGTTATTTGTGCCAGCAAGCAATTTGAATCCACTTTCGCCTTGGAAGTATTTTTTTGCCATTAAGATAGAACCCAAATTTTATTTTATATTTAGTTTCTCGGCATGGCGTTCGTAACGCTTCTCCCAACGCAATACTTCTCTATAGAGATATCGAATTGGATAATCAAACCCATCGAAATGGTTTCTAATATTCTTCAGTGTTGGGGAATAATAACCAATTCTTTTTGCTCTTAACATCTCAGCAGCTGGCTTCTTGATGTTTCTAGTTTTCATTTCCATAAGAATGCAATGAGCATACGCTTGTATTTCTCCCCAAGCTGCATAATACTCACGTTCTTCTTGGAACTTCTCGTCAGAGTGTTCTTTGTGTAAAAGAACAAACTCATATTTGTCTTCATGACACAACCATTGCATAAAATGAATGTATTCATGCATCATTGTAAGAATCACCTCAAATTTGTAGTCATCCCATGCTTTATCAGAAAAATATCTTGGTCGAACTGTAAACAGTTGCATCTTCTCTTCGTCCATGGCAAACTCACCAGAGACATAGAACTCTTTGTTTTTGGATCTTTCCGTGTAAAGGATAGTCTTGTGGTATCTAGCCAAATAACGCTTCAGACCAACTGGGTCGTTGCGATATGTGTCTAATTTATTCCATAAAACACTGGGAACAAGTCTTGGTAAATCCACCTTGAGAATATCTACAAAATTCCCATGGTAGTTTGATAACAATTTACCTTTATTCATCGTTCACCTCTTAAAGTATTATTATACCCTAAAAGATGTTCGATGTCAAGATGTTTATGCGAAGAATTCGTCCAAGTCTGATGCCTGTTCGAAGTGTTCTTCGAACATTTTAATGGAATTTCGGACAATAGATGGATCATGGTTCGTCTTGGTTCTGAGTTCGTTTAGATAACCTGTTTCCTTACCCATAGCCAAGTCGATATAGTGCTGAGCAACTACCTTTCGATCGAACTTTTTGATTAGTTCGTAGTTATTTAGCTGAATACGTTTGTAGTCGGATTCGCTCATATTACAGAAGTTAGCGATTGCTTCTCCATACTGTTTTGGAGTAAAATCCTTGCGGAGCATACAATAGTGTTCACCAGCCTTCAACAAAACCCCATTACCTTCTTCGTTGTTAGATACACCAAAGTTAATGGCGATTGGCACCGTCCCAATTCGCATTGCATCCACGACAACCCGATTGAAATGCTCACCAAAAGTATTGCTCCAAGAAGGATCCACCAAAAACTTGGACGTTTGTAGAATCTCATCACGTTTCGCTCCAGAAATAAAACCGAGATATTCAAAATTGCCAGAGTTTTCAGCATTTTCCCAGATTCGCTTACCTTCTCGGTCTGGTGTGACATCTGGGTCATATTGTGTTGTTGCGAAGTATTCGTCTTTACACTTGTCTTTCGACATCATATATGCTGCCTCAATACCATAACCACCTACCAATGTCTTGACATTTTTCATGTAAGGAACGGCACGAATAAGGTCGTCCACACGCTTCCAGCGTTTGAATGTCTGTATTGACAAGATTTTGTTTTCGCGACCAGCAAACTCTGGAGTAGGTGGTACGCCATCAATATCCTGAGGGTTCAAAATTAACGCTCGAGGTGTGGACATAAAGTCTGCTGAATCGTATGCTGCAGGATGAACGCAAGCAAGACCAGCGAAATGTTTTTCATAAAGAGAAATCCATGGATATAATTTCTTAAGATTAGCATCGTGAATAATTACAACTTGTTTTGCCTTGACTTGTTCAATCATTGGCAACCAACCCTTGTATTTCTCAGTGTCTTTGTTTTTAAATCCAAAAATAGACTGCCAAATCACAATATCATGCTCATTGGCAGTCTTAACAAATTTGTCAACAGATTCTTTTACTTTGTAAGAATAGTATGGCGCAATCCATCCATCGCCCTGATGTACTGGATATCCTGAACCAATACCAATCTCATAACCCTCATTAAGTTGAGAAGGAATTTCAACTGGTCTTACAGTAGAGTTACCTTTAAGATATGCAAAATTGACTTCGTGACCAATTTCTTTTAATCCTGCCATCAGATGTTCGCAGTGATTGATAATTCCTCCAAAGTTATTGAAGGTATGCATTACCATTAAAATTTTCATATGTTTAAGTCCATAGTGATTGACGAATTTTGATCAGACGAATCATCATTTCTTCATCTTCCTTATTATAGGCAGATTCGATTTCTTGACTCTTGTCTAGGGCAGTACGACTCATCTCTGCTTCTTCAGGAGTCTTGTCTTCCATATCAAAAAAGTCTCGACCTGCTGCTCTACGCATTTCGCAGTATGCACTCCAACCACTAGCATCATATGGATCTGGACGTTTTGGATAAACTTCTTTCCACCAGTGATAGAGTTCTAGAATCTCGCGAGCAGCAAGTGCTTGATGTGTCAACTCTGCTTCATGTTTCTTATCTTCATCTAGAAACTCAACATTAGTCAAATCTTTTGCCCAATTCAAATAAGAAAGTCCTGCTTCTGGGCAACGCCAAGTTCTAAGACGTAAAAAACCCCTGCGAGTCCAAGGCACTTTAAATTCTTTTCGTGCTTCGTTATCCCACATACAGTGATGCCACGCTTGTTCAACCTCAACAAAATCGACAAGTTCATTAAACAGGCAGGGGAGAAAACGATTACCAACATCACGCCACTCACCACGAGGAATGTCGCGAGGGTGTGATGTTAATGCGTGCGATTTAGTTACGAAACGATTATTTAAGTAATACATAAAATCGTCTACTTTTCTTTTTGGATAAGTAACGAAATCTTGAATGTGATCAAGTCCTTCTTCTGCTAACCAGAAACGAAATGGGTGTTCTTTCTCAGACGCTTCTCTCCACAGACGCCATCCTTTGCTTGTTTCTGCGTTTGGCTTCGGTGTTCCGCGAAGCCAATCAGCAAACTTAGAACAAGACCAATAATTTGATTGCCATGCCATAATAATTCTCCAAAACTATATTTTACTATGTATGTGAATTAATGTCAAGCAAAAAATTCATCAAGAGATGCTTCAAGTGCTTTCGGATGATACTTCGCAAGCATCTGTTCGCCATTCGGACACGCTCTCAAATAATCATACCATTCCTGTTCATCCCACATTCCTGGAGAAACACCATTCCATAATTTTTTCCAAAGTGGATGTTCTTTATTCAATCTACGAGATTCAACATATTCATATCTTGCGTTCTCATATTCCCAAGATCCAAGTTCCATCATATTTTCTCGAAGATACACAACAAGAGAGATACGCTCAGATCCTTCTTCACAAACAATTGGTGTGTTTCCGTGGATAACTTCGTGATTGTTAACAAGCAATAAATCTCCTGGACGAACATTTACAGCAGCACGAATTTGTGGAAAAACCAAATAGCCACCTGAATAACGACCATCATTTGATAGTGTTAATAAATTAGAAAGACCATCAGAGAAATCTCCAGCATCTCTGTGCGCAGCAGTTCTAAATGTTTTATTTACTGTTACTGTTGTGAATGGTGTTTCTGGGATAACAAATCTAGAATCAATTTTATCTGTTGCTGTTTTTTGTGCCAAATAACGCTGAGGCAATAGTTCTCTAAAACCACGTGCTAATGATTGTAAAAATGGATATGCCATTTTAAATTTATCAAAGTTGTCACGTGTATAAGTTGTGGCACGACCATAAGGAATACGAGGATAGCGATCGAACCAACCTGCGATACCAGAATCAACTGGATTACCATAAGATGTTTCGCTAATCATCGTCATTACTTCTTCTGTTGATTTAGCACGTTCTTCTGGATTTAATGGAATAATGCTATCAACCCATTCATCAAAATTAAATTTATTACGAAAACGAGAAATTACCCAAACATTATTTTTGCCAGATCCCAATGCCTTCAAACGAGAATCTTGTGTTGGGTACTTTGATCTAATTGTTTCGATAACATCATCATCAGATAAACGAGCATTACGAGCAGACAAAAGTTCGTTAATCATTTCTTCCTGATAATTCGTTACCCACTCACGTCCTTCGCCTGTGACAGATGTTCCTGCTTTAATTCCTGATGCAAGTCCACGATTTTCTGTACGAACTGCTGCTTCACGCAAACCAACATATGCTTGTTCTTGTTCTTCTTTTGTAAAGAAATTCTTTCTAAATTTAAATGCTATGTTTGATTCAGATGGTTTTTCACCAAATGTTCCTGTCGGTAAATAAAAATCTGTATCTTCTTCAACAAGAATATCATAATGCGATTCGTCAACGAACATACCAAGTAGATGTTCTGAATCATAAAGTTTGTCTGCTACAATAACCTTAACCATTTCCTTCTCCTTATTCGAATGCTTCACTCTTAATGCGTTTGCCAAATTTCGTTGCGTCAAATAGTGGCGTATCATCAGAAACAGTTCCCTGTCCCTCTATATGTAGTTGAGCACTCATTTCAACATTGTATAATCTCATTTGTTTTCTATCAACGCCAACAACAAAACGCTTATAGAAGTTTGGATCAGAATAACGATTTTTCAATTGTTTAACCATAATCTGATTCATTTGATCAAGTTCTTCTGTAGCAATCAACGCAATCATCAAATCTGCTGTTGCTGGCAGACCAAATGATTCAGAAGTATCTTCAAGTCCTGGATCTGTGTTAGCAAAACCAGAACGAGTAGTTTGTGTTGCGCTTACTAGTGGAACCTTATACTCACCTGCTAATCCCCTCAACTCTTCAGCAATCGCTTTAATATATGTATAAGAGTTTACATTTGATCCCATACGAAGACGCTGTGAAGAACAAATGTTAAGATAATCAATAAAAATAATATCAGGTGTAAAATCACGCTTCATACGCAGTTCTTCAATTAAAGCACGGAAGTGTCCTGCATGGGCAGAAGCAGTAGGATATTCTTTAACAATCAACTTACCATGTGTTTTATTGCGAATCTTTTCAAGTCTAGCATCGAAAACACGTTTCTCAACCATCTTTAAAGAATCCATAGTCAACTCTAGCAAATTGGCATCAATACGCTCTGCGATTCTCTCCTCAGCCATCTCCATAGTTATGTATAACACATTTTTACCCTGAAGCAAAGATGATGCTGCGAAATGACACATAGCCAAAGATTTACCAACACCTGTTCCTGCAAGAATAATGTTTAGAGTTTTCTTTGAGAGTCCTCCGTTCGTGATTTTGTTGAGCAAGTCAATATCGAAAGGAATTTTCTCTTCAACCCTATGATAAAAATCATAGCGAGCATCACTGTCTTCCAAATAGTCATGACCCACGTGAGAATCAAAAGTAACAGCCAATGCTTTAGAAAGTAGAGAAGGTATCGCATCTTGGTTGTGATTTTTATCCCTGCCCTCAATAATTTTGATAGAATTGATGATAGCATTGTAAACTGCCTTGTCTTTACAGAATTTTTCTGTACTGTCTGTTATCCAATCAATATTAGTTTGTTCATCGCTAAGAGTATCAAGTGTTTCGTTAACTTTTTTTACTTCTTCTTCAGAAATATCTTTTCTGTTGCTAATCTCAATCTTCAACACATCAACAGTTGGAGTTGTGTTGTACTGCGAAAAGAATTTGTTATATTCCTCAAAAATCACACGATCGCTACGATCCATAAAATACTCAGGAAGTAAAAAAGGAATAACCTTTCTTGCATACGCTTCCTGAGTTATCAAATTAGTAAAAATTTGATTTTCAATTCTCATTAAATTCTTCCTCTACTTCTTCTTGTTGAACAACATCATCTGAACCATAATTATACTTTGATTTACAGTAAATGTCAAGTTGTTTTAAGATATCTTCAGTGAAGAAGTCAGAAGGATTGTTTGCAATGTTTTTACCGAAAACTTTTCTACCATCATGTACTTCAATTCGTCCACCTTGCGATTTCCAGATTCCTGCTTCAACAGCCAAATCTGCTAGACCATGATAACGATCTAATCCTTTAGTAAAGGAAAGTTTAGTTTCAACCATAGACTTCTCACGTGTAAAACGAGATTTCTCAAGTTTACATTTAATGATATTACCAACAACTTCAGTTCCATCTTTGTCCTGAGACTTAGACAGAAAAACAATCGTTGAAGCAGCATACTTTAATCCGTCACCACCACCCATAGTTTTGGTTGGCATATAAGCACCAACAACTGCATATGTGTGATTCGTAACAACCATAGCGACATCGAGTTTAGCAAGACGCAATGAAAGAACACGGAATGCGCCACGAATCAATTGAGCACGAGTCATATCACGAGTATCTTTACCCTCAAGTGTATCTTCCATTTCTTTAGAAGTGGACAACATACCAAGAGAATCTAAAAACAACATCAATGGTGGGCGATCTTTCTTTGATGTTTTTTCATACGCATCTAGAATCTTAGATGCTTGAGTTCTAAATTCTTGAACAGTTGACACAGGAACAATCATAAATCGTTTAGTATCAATACCACGCTCTGAGAGCATGTCTTTTGTTAACGCTCCTTCTGTTTCGAAGTAAATGACTCCAGCCTTGTCGTCAGTTCGAAGAAAATTGTTCGCAATACCAAGAGCGTAGAATGTCTTTCCTGTGGAAGACTCACCAGCCAAAGCTGTAACTTTGTTCCCAGGTAAACCACCAAAGATGCTACCAGAGAGCAAAGCATTAAGGGTATAAGAACCAGTGTCGATAAAATTAGATGTATCGCCAACAACACCATCATCAGCCAGTCCCGCATATTCATTATCAAGTTCCTTTACGATATCTTTTAAAAAACTCATTTTGTTTCTCCTTCACGTTCTTCAAATGTCACTTCGCTGGCAATCATAGAAAGATATTCGATTGCGCATACTAAACAGTATGTTTTTTGATCATATCCAAACTCTGGCATGTTTACTCGAAAAGCATATGCATCATTAATTTCTCCATGCTTTTCGCAAATTACCTTTGGTGGTAATTTGTTCAATTGTGTTGTTTTATTTTCTACGTCATCACTTGACGGAAAATCGTTTTCTTCTATCATATGTTTCTCCTAGTGTTCTTATATAATTTTAGTATATGTCGTATTAAAAGGCAAATTTTTATGCGAAGAAATCTTCGAGAGTGTTCTTTTCCTCAACAGTCCAACCGATAGAATCCATAATTGCGGTCAATGGGTCAAGAAAAACTTTCTCAAATTGCTTCTCATAGTCTATGTATTTATGTAGGTCGAACTCTTTTGGTAATTCATTTGCGAATGTAATTACATCTTCACGAATAGTATTCGGCTCACGAAGATAGATAAATTTAATTCTATCGCCCTCTTTGATTGGCTGATACTTGTTCGTAAGATTTCTTTCTTTGATAATGTAATTAAACATCAAAGCACCACGAACATGAATCGGTGTTGACTTACGATAAATGCTAGAAGAATCGTGGTATTCTTTAAGATTATTAACACTTCTCGGAAAAGCAACTTCTTCAACAGGCAACGAATAAAAATGCTTACGATAGTCGGAAATAAACTTACGCAGTTCTAGTTGATCGCCAGCAATCACAATCTTCAATGCTTCCTTCAACTTGTCGCGAACAACAATTGGTGTTGAAGACTTAACCATCTCAAGACCCATAATCTTCATCTTGGGTTGCGCATATTGAACACCTTCAGAGTTATGTACATTGAGAACATAGCGTTTCTTAGCAGTCCAAATTCCCATGTCTGCGATAACTTCACGTTTCATAATCATTTTTTGATCATATGCGTTTTGACGTATGGCCAATTCAGAATAACATTTATCAATGTACTTCTGTATTTTGTCTTCACAGATTTTGTCAATAAACTTAACAATCTTATCTTTATCTTTTTGTTCTTCAACATTAAACAAAGAATCAACAAGTGGACCAAATCTAAGATAAACAGAATCTGTATCAACAGCAATAACATAATCTTCTTTTTCGGTAGCCATTACTTTGTTGAAATATTCATTAAATTTATTTGCTATCCAACGAATAGACAATTGCCCCGAAGTGGTAATTCCCTCAGACATGCGTTTATCGTAGTAACGAAAATACTGATTAGCCAAAGCACCATAAGCAGAGTTTAATGCAATCTTCAAAGCCATCTGTAAATTATTCAATCGTGAGATCTCATTTTTCAATGATGCGTCTTTGGTGTTCTCATATTGTTGCTGAATCGCAAGCATTTGTTTCTTTGCTTTGCTTCGATCAGCATACATCTTTTCCATCAACTCAGGTAGGAACCCTTTGATATCTTTGCGATAACAATAACCATTCGCAGTGCAGGCATAATCCAGATCTTTAAAACCACCCTGCTCTTCATGCTCTAAGAAATAACCAACACCACCGATGTGTTTGTAATCTTGTATTAATGTTTCTGGTGAGATGTTATACTGCATAATCAAGTGCGGATACAGACTGTTCAAGTCAAATGAAACAACCCATTTGTGAAATCCAGTAAGTGGGTCTTTGACATACGCACCCTCAATAACATTATCTTTCTCATTGTTAGTTTTGTTTGGGATAACAATGTTTTTGGAACGCAAGTGATTGTAGATAATCGTATCCCACATTCTTACCTGCGAGAATACGTCATCATAGTTGACCTTTGCATTGTATGCCATAACGATAGCAAGTTCAATTAACTTCATCTTGTCTTCAAGTTTATCAACAAGAACAGTGTCATGAATATTGTAATCAACAAATTTTTTCCAACCATTTGTGTAAAAATCTCTGAATGAATCGTGTTCAGAGTAGTCAAGTTTGTTTTCGCCAAGTTCAACAAACGCAATGTGATCAAGACGATAAGATTCTTGCATTGAGTAGGTAAACTTTTTATACAAGTCGATATAATCAAGCGCAGACACACCAGCAATATCATACGTAATCTCTTCATTGCCTTTGACATGAATGCGACGTTCATTGATAACACCCCATGGTGAGAGTTGCTTTGCGTGTGACTCTCCAAGTAAAACTATAATGCGTCTGACGAGATATGGAATATCAAAGAAACCAATATTCCAACCAGTAACGATATCTGGGCAATTATCTTTCCAGAATGTTATAAACTCAACAAGAAGTTGTTTCTCGTTTTCAACATGATGAAAAATAACTTCTTTGTTGCCTGTGTAAGGACTACGACCAAAAGTATGAATCTCTTTGGTTTTGTTGTCCATCAAAGTAATTAGCAACACCTCTTCGTTGGCAGTTTCAATATCTGGGAAACCACTTTCTGTTGCTGTCTCGATGTCAATTGAGAAACACTTGATTAAGTCTTTGTTAAATTTAATCTCTGAGCGATATGTGTCAGAGATGTATTGATAGGCATAATTGGTGTTACCATAGACGGGAAAACTCTCAACACCCTTATATCGATCAATGAATTCACGTGTGTCTTTAATAGATCCAGGTTGGATTTCGTAAAGAACTTGACCATCTAATGTGCGAAAAATCTCGCCACTATAATGTTTCTTTGGTGACGAGACGTAAAGAGTTGGGCGAAAGTCTATCTTATCTTTGTACGGCAAACCATTGCTGTATCCACGGACACATAATTTGTTGCCCATGGGAAAAACATTTGTGTAAAATTCCATTCATCATTTTCCGTGAAGTAGCATCATAATATCGTAAGCGCAATCATGAACAGGATGATGCTTAATAACATTTGAGTTTTTGTCAAAAGGAATTTTCATTTGACAATATCCATTTTTAGTTGTCTCGCAAAGGCAGTCTAATGCAGTACGAACATCACGCCAACAGTTGTATGGTGCGATTAATTCTTTTCCTACTGCTTTGCAAAGACTGTCGATCGACATCTGGTCGAGAGAACCACGTGCCCAAAAAGTATTACTGCCATCTTGGGGACCAAGGTAATCATATAATAAATTTAGTCCGTCAATCGCAGAAACATCATCATTTTTGCTTGGAATGAAACTAATTTTCCGAACGTAGTCATGTTGATTTGCCCACCATTCCATAGTAGACTTATCAATAGTACGTTTGTAATTTTTTACTTGATCTTGAACATCAAACTTTACAAAAAATGCGTCTGCCAAATAATCATCATATTTTTTTGATAAATTATTTGGATCAAACTTAATTGCTGCTGCTGATAAAATAACAGTAGTAGACTCTACTCCGAGAGTCTCTACGTCAAACATGTACATCATTGTTGCTCTTCGCTTTCTTTCCAATCCTGATGCGCAGTTCGCAAATCAGCAAACTCGATCAGGTCTTCTGGTAAGTTCTCAATAGACTCTTCATCAGTAATGTCATATTCATAATAATCGTCTCCGTCAATACTTGTGTATTGACCGATATATGCCATACCACACTCATGATAAATCGCATTTACTTGCCAACCCTGCTCTGTTAGATACTCATAGAGTGTGACAGGTGGTGACCAAGCAGAATCAAAATAGACATGAATATTATTGTCATCTTCGCGATCCCAATCAATTATGCTGGCATCCCATTTAGACCCCCAATTATGAATATTCCAGTCATACCAATTTTCTTCTTGATCTGCTGGACGGGGACGAAGATGGTTAAAGACTTGTGCGCCATCTTGAAAGTTGGTGTCATTCCATTTCTTAAGTTCTATCTCAAGAGCATCTATTTTACTTTTGTCTTCATGCGTAAGACGAACACTGTTATCGCACCAATTCGGCATCATCATCCTCCACTTTTTTCATTTGAACTTCATCAATTTGAAAACTCATGTTTTTCAATTCTGAAACAACAGTCTCTGCTCTTAACCAGTTATCACAGTATTCTGTTCTTACTCGGACACCCTTATAATAGGCAATTACAATATAAGCACCTGACATACATCCTCCACAAACATACATACAATCATTATACTATGTATATGACTATTTGTCAAATCATTTTACGTTTTCTTTAATTACGACTTTCGTTTGATCAACTGCTTTGTCGAGATAGTTCGCAAGACCCGAAAATCCTACTGTTGAAACAGTAATACCAACAAAGATTCCGAAAATAAAATTTAACATAGTATCCTCTGTAGTGTTCTCTTTGCGTCAGAAATAGAATTATGACTTGCGCCATTAATCTTTATGTTTCTGTTGTGTCTTATGACAACTGTCACATTCGGAACACTTAATGTAACAGTGTCTTTGCCTTTTTCTTTCGCGACGAGTTCTCCTGATGCGAAGAATAATGTGTCACGAAGTTCATCAGATGCCATCTTACGAAGGAAATGATTATTTGCCATTACCAACTCGATTGATAGTAAAAATCTGCCTTTTGAAAAGCAGGGTCTGACAATATTTTCTTGATGCGATCGGCAGTAAACTGCACATCGCCCATATACCAATCATCATATTCAGTCGAACCAAAAAAGAAACCACTGCGAGTCGGCAACAACTCAATTGCTTGTTTTGGCTCAGCGATAATCTTTTCGCAGAGTTGCATCAGCTCTTCAAGTTTCTCGCGAGAGACATATGCTTCTTGACATTCATCAACACCATCCTGCACGTTCTCAACAAACCACTGGTGAATCGCATTTGCTTTGCGCCAGTAGGCTACACGAAAGATAACTTCCTGTGCGCCATAATCGTTTTCCTCATCACCTTCTACGCCAAACAACTCATTAATGCTGGCGATTTTGCCAGAATCAGAAGGATCGAAATACCTACTCATGTATTTCTTGGCTGACAGATACATATCCAAACCCATGTCGAATCTCCTTATGCGACTTTACGAAAATAACCATACGGTAAACCAAGCAGAAAACAAAGATACTCATCATCGCCATCACTGCCTTCTGCTTCGTGAACCCAGCGCAATGCTTGTTCACGATTCTTAGCACCACACTGCATGAGACCCAACATACGCATCTCAAAATCATGTGAAGCACGCTCTTCATCAGCATTGCGTTGTTTTTCATTTTCTTCAATGACAACAACACAACGCTCTAGTTCTTGTTTGAGTTCTTCAACAGACATAACTTCCATGTTCATAAAACGAGGACGAACGCCATGAGCATCTTTGTAGGCATCCCAAAGGGTACATTCCAGTTGCTGCTTTTCGGTCATATCTTCCCAAACTAACATATCAAGTCCTTTTTCAATCATTATAGAGTAATTATACAGCCAAAACGAATAAATGTCAAGGGTTTTTTAGAAAAACCTACTAAAAATAGGGGTTTTTGGTCAAAAAAAGACCCCTACAGGACGATTTTTGGGTCCTTGGAGGGGTTTTTGGGGTTGGTATAGGGGTTTGGGGCTGGAAAAGCCAAAAAATGGGCTTACAAGTCGTTTTTGGGATCCTGAAACTCGGGAAATTCTTCGCCATCAAGAGTTGGTAGCTGGTTGAACGTGACAAACTCTATAAAAGCCACAACTTCTCTAAAGTCAGTAAACACTCTTGTGAAAAAATGGGCAGATAATTTGTTATAACCAATAACAATGACTTGTTGATCGTTGTAATTGGATGCTTTGATTACCCAATTCCCTCTCACAGCAGTTCTGTAAGATATAACACGATTTTTGATGGTAACTTTTTTTTCTTCCATGCATATATTTATGTTTTCCAAAAAATGAAGGGGAGTTTCCTCCCCTGTTTAATCACTTAGTTGGATTTGGTGCTGGAACTTTTCCATTTACCCAATCCCAATCATCATCAGTCATTGGGATCCAGTTATTCACTTGCATTCTCCATACTTTTCCATTAATGCCTGTGCTTCTTTATGCTTACCATTTCTGGCAAGGTCAGCAGCAGCTTTGGCATAACCAAGTCCCTTCAAGGCAATGTAAACTTTGCGGAAAAATGCTTTCATGATTTATCCTCAGTAAGTAATTGCTTCTCACTGCGAGATCTCACTGCGATTTTCTTTGGTTGCTTATGCTCTGGAATTAAACGCTCCAAGAAAATTTTAAGCATACCATTGATCATCTCTGCATCCTTAACTTCAACTTCGTCATTCAATACGAATGAGCGAGTGAAAGCACGATTGGCGATTCCTTTGAACAAGAAGTCATTTTGTTCATCAGTCTTTAATTCTCCACGAACAATAAGTTTACCATCAGCCATTTCGATATCGATATCTTGCTGACCGAAACCAGCGACAGCGATCTCAATGGTATAATGGTTATCATCATTCTTGCGAATGTTGTATGGTGGATAGTTTGGAATATTTTTTGTTACATCATCATGTAGTTTTTGTAAACGATTCCATTGTTCATCGAATCCTACAAAAAATTTGTCCATGTCTTTAGTGCCCCAGAATGTGGGGATAAAATCGTGACCCATATTTCCTCCTTACTTAGTAGGGAATGCTTTTTTAGCATCAAAGGAAGATGCCGACATGCCAACTGCAGTAAAGAAATCTACAGATGACTTAGCGACGTTCTTAGCAAATGATTGCTGAGCATCAATATAAGTTTGGAGTTGTTTTTTGATTTCTTCGTTTTGAACGAATGTCTTAACGAAGTTAGATTTGATACTTGATACTGTATCGATTGATGTGTTGATTGCTGATAACATATTGTTCTCCTTTTCAGCGAGTTTGATTAAAAAAATTGATACCCCGAAGGCATATCATCCAGCTTACCTTATACTGGTTCGAACTTTCGTGTCGAAGGTGTAATTACACGGACGCCTTATGCCGTAGCAACGAACGGATCCTAAGGTGGATTCTTAAATTAGTGGGGGTTCTTTTCTGGTTTCCCCCAACCAGTTCCTAGAGTACTACGTCGCGATAGGACTAGGTTCCATCTTTGACGATCCCATCCCTGGGACTAATATTATTTATATATTCAAACTTCATCAAAGCAAGCTGTCTTGCTAAAAAAAGTCTAAATTTTACATAATCAGAAAGTTCGTCATCATCATTATCTAACTCTACTAACTCTGGACGACGAAATCCTGTCTGTAAAACATCATCACTGTCGATTTCATAATTGTCGTCACCAACAGTGATGACATATACTAGATTATTACTTCTTAGCAGGCTCGGCTTTTTTATCGTCCTTTTTTGCTGCTGGGGCACTTTTGGCATCAGCTGGCTTAGTTGCTGCTGGCTTGGCTTCTGCCTTTTTCTCTTCTTTCTTGGCAGCAGGTGCTTGCGCAAAAGCGGATACTGCGAACAATGATACGAACAACGCTGTTAAGTATTTCATGTAAATCTCCTTTTTCAATTTGAAAGTAGAGAGAAAATATTTCCCTCTAATCATATAACGCTTCACTACTAATTGCGTTTACTTTAGCAGAAAAGTATTTCCGAATTATTTCTTTTCGGATTTCTTTTTGTCTGCTTCTTTTTTCTGTTGAACTTTCTTCTCAAGATTTGCTTTTACTTTATCTTGAGTCGAAGAGTCAGCCTTTTTTGGACCATCATCTTTTTTTGGTGCTGGTTTTTTTTCAGCTGGTTTTGTGGCTGCAGGTTTATCAGCCTTTTTTTGATCTTTCTTAGCAGGTTCTGCTGCGAGAACAGAAACTGTAAATAAAGAAGTTACTAAAAAGATTATTGTTTTCATTTTTCATCTTTCTCTTTATTTTCTTTACCTTCCTGAATGGCTTGCCATTGTGGCACTGCCTGAACACGAATTTTGTTAATAATATCATTAACTTTAACAAAAGGCTGGTCGCCGAGTGCGGTTAAAATTAAATCAATCTCATCTGCAGTCAATTCTAATTTAATCATAGTATCAAATCCTTTATTTATTTTAATTTACCTTTTTTTCCAATATTGTATTTTGGAACAAGTTCCCATTCATCTTTCTCTTTGAAAGATAATACTTTAATTTGTGATAGGGATGCTTGTGGTTCTGCAGATGCAGCAAACGCAATCTTCAACAAACCCCAATCCTGCAATAATACAGCGACTGTGTTTCTTCTTTCGATATCATTGTTTGTTAAATTAGATTCTTTGCCATCTAATGCAAATAACTCTTTAAAATGAACAATGAAATATCTACCTTGTTTGTGTAGAATATGGCAAGACTGGTATAACTTGTGTTCTTTGCGTGATGCAATACCAATACGTGTCAATGTTTCTTTTATTTTTAGAAAGTTGTCTGGTTCTGGGAGAATCACCTCGAGCATACTTTCTGGAGTCCAATCATAATAGACTGTTTCAACTGTCATAGTCTTCCACCTTTTTCGAATTTTTGTTTTATCATAGCCAACTGCTCTGGTGTCAATATAGTCAGAACAGCCATTGCTTTTTGTTTACTATAATCATAGTATTGCATGACCAAGTCCAAGTCTTCATTTTTGGGCAGTTTTTCAGCCCATTTACTGAACCTCTTTTTCTTGGCAATACTATTTAGCAAAAACGAAAATTGCCAGTCCTTTGGAGTCCATGGACGGCGATTCATTTCGTTGGCTTGTAAAACAGTATCTGGGAAGTACGCTAGACCTCTGTTGATAATGAATGATTTATAATCTTTCTCAGCCTGTGGTTCCTTAATTATATTAGTATCTTTTGTTTGATTAATGGCATTAATAAAGTCAAATGGTGTCATATAAACCTCACTTGAATTTACAATTAGCCATAATCTCCATCAACGCAGCAACATTATTAACCTCGATATCAGCTACGAATGCTGCCTTATACTGATAATCTGCCAATGTCAAAACTAATTCTGGTATAGAGGACTGTTCTAGAAAATCTGCTGCTGTGTCGTATAGTCTGCGGAACAATACAGATGTTTCGATATCATTGTTCTTCGCGACCCACATTCTTGCTTTCATAAAGTCTTTGGATTTTAAATATCCCAACAACTCTTTCATAGATTCATCAGAAAGATTTGCTAAGATACCTGTGTCAATACGACCACCAACAGAATAACGCTGGAGTTCATTTAACACTCTACGAAAATCTGGAAAGAATGTCTCAACAACTTTCGCTACAACTTTATTATCAGATTTAACACTCTCTGCGTTGAGAATATCTACAATCCTGCGAAAGAAATTCGCAGCAATCTTAGGTTTCTCAGCCGACTCAATACGAAACTCAACTACTGAGCATCGACTGTGGAGTGGAGTGATGATTCTGTTTTTGAAGTTGCAGGTAAGGATGAATCTACAGTTGTTGGAAAACTCTTCGATAAAAGCACGCAGGGCTGCTTGTGTGTCTGGCGTGAGATAGTCGGCTTCATCAAGGATGACGACTTTTGCTCCTGCCTCTGTGAGACTAACAGACGAGGCAAAACTTTTGATTTTTGTTCGTAATACATCGATACCCCTCTCTTCCGATCCGTTGATAAAAAGATAATCTGCTCCAAGTTCATTACACAATGCACGTGCAACTGTTGTTTTACCAACACCTGCGCTTCCAGAAAAAATAAAATTTGGAAGTTGTCCGTTCTTTATATATTCTTTAAAAGTATCCTTCAGTTGTTGCGGAAGAACACATTCATCGATAGTTTTTGGGCGATACTTCTCGCACCATAAAAATTCATCACGACTCATAATATAATCCCTTCAATTACTCAGCTGTTGAATCAGATTCTACTGCTACGTAATATGTTAAATCATTGGTTGTTGATTTGAAACGACAGATTTTCATCTTAGCAATAGATACCTCATACGATCCAGGCAACATTTTGAAGTTTTCAATTTTCATATTTGCTTGGAAAGTTTTATCTGTTGTTCCAATATTGATTTCAAATTTATTTGTTAGGGGATTTTTCTTATCAATAACAAGGGCAACCAACTTACCATCTTTGCCAATAAATGACACGTCAGATACTTTAAGGATACCTGCTGATTTGATAATGTGTTCTAGATTCGCAGAGGACAGGGAAAAATTAATCTCTGCTTCTGGAAATTGAATAGATTTGCTTGGTGTTTTTAAAGTGCTTTCTTCTGCTGCTTTGTAAACAATTTGATTGTTGCCTTCTTTAACAGTTACAACATCACCACTGAATGATAGATCTGGATCATCAAACAATGTTAGAACAGCCAAGAATTCATTTACGTCATATATACCAAAATTCTGTGGGAATTGTTCAGTAACAGTGACTTCAGAAATAATTGTTTTGTTTTCACTCATGGTTGAGAGTTTATTTCCCTCACGCAAAAGCAAATTCAAATTGATAGATGCAAAGTTTTTAAGTAGATGTTGTGTGTCTTTAGTTAGTTTCATTTGTGTTTCTCCTTCAATTCAAATGGGTTCATTAATATGTATAATCATTATACTGTGTTTGTGTGTTTTTGTCAAATAAAATTCCTACTATTGTTTGGGTGATGGTGCGAATGTGGTACATCAAAAACAAAAGATAGTCTATCAACACTTCCTACATTAACAGCACTGTGATACTGTTTGTTATCAAACCAGAAGAATGTTCCAGGTTCGATAATATGTTCTTCACCACCACATTCGTATAAATATCTGCCAGAAATTGATAAATGGAATCTATCTCTTGACAAATAATATGAACCCTCATCAATATGTCTTCTTACTTCATCTCCAGGTTTTAATCTAAAAAAAGCAGCACGAGAAGTCACCTTAATCTCACGAGCACGTAACCAACGAATCATTTCAAAATATTTTGTAAACATTGGTGTGTTCATCTGCAATTCTGTTGCCTTTGGATCATCGTCAGGATTTCTTACTACTGCCATTGTGAGTGGCAAAAACCCATAAGGATCCTTGTCTCCACCAATATTCTTATACTGAGAGACTGCCTTCCAATCTTGTGGATTATTTTGTAACTGTTTTAATATCTTACTCACATCCACATTACGATCAATAAATCTAAAATTACTCATCTATCTGATTAAATCTCTTTTCTTGAATAGTTTTCTCACCAAAAATTTTTCTAGGATTACCACACAATATACACTCTGGTGAACCACAATCCATTGCATGATGCTTAGAAAAACGATGCGGACTATCTACTTCAATACCATGCGACTTAGCAATCTTTACCTGTTTTCGCTCTTTCACTTTTCTTTGATGGATACGTTTTGAATGTTGTTCTTTTTGAATTTCGTCTGACATAGAACCCTCCATCTTGTTTATACATAACTATTTAGATTCCTCTAAAGAGTATTTCACATCATGTTCGTATAAAAACATTAAACAACACATTGCGTGCGCTAAATGATGCATACCTGATTCTGGGTCGATTTGTTCTCCATCTTTATATGCCCAGAGATGTCGTTGAAGCGCATCAAAATATCTACGCTTAGAATCAGGAACATATTTCCAGTTGTCTGGTTCATATTTTACTGCACCAAATGTCAGCACATCAACAGTAGCTCTCAATGCCAATGGTGGAAGCAAACCATACTGTGGTTTGCCACCATCAAACTTACGTCCACCTGTCGTGGCATTCTGCGATGCTGTTACTGCATCTGTGATTTGATTATTAACTTGTTTGATTTTTCTTGTCGCCATCATTTTCTCCTCACTACCAAATGCAAATGAGTCTGGACTCTCCTAAAAGAATCCAGACGCAACTCACTTAATAATTAGCGAGTAAAAGCAGCAGCACCCATAATCTGGTTCGCCAATGCTACCATACGCTTGCTTGGCTTACCAATACGGTATTTAACAACACGCTCACCTGTGCTCAGTGTCTTTGTGTTAGCATAAACACAATGACCCTCAGAACGTAGATACTCTACTGCACGGTAAGGGTTCTTATAACCGAAAGATGCAGAAATTTGCTTTGCAGTAAATTCCTTGCCAGCTTCCAAATGCTTCAACAGCATTGCCTTTTTCGTAGTAGTCATTTACATGATCTCCTATTTTGTCACCACACAAATGAGAAAATGCGCACTGGTGACCACATGCGCATCTCTCTTCAAAACAATTAGATATTAGACTGCGCGAAACCAGTCTTAAGATCTTCTACTTCTTGATCGTAGTAGTCATCGCTACCAGACTCTTCGATAATTTTCTCGAACTTAGTCTTTTCCTCAAGTGCGGATTTCTTAACCTTCGCAGCTGCAGCTTCGGGTAAAGGAAGTCCAAAAACACCACGACCAACTTTATTTTTAGCAGTCAACCAGTTGGGGAAACCAACTTTCTCACCACCAGTTGCACGTTTCTCATTAAGAGTCCAGTAAATAGACTCTAGTTCTTTGCGAGAAACCTGACCTGTTTTAGCAACAGTGGGAAACTCACGAACGAGCGCATCAATGAAACGCTTTTGAGACTTAGTAAGATCAACATATTTCAACATAACAATTTCCTTTCGGTTTTCAAGTTTACAATAATATTATACTTCGTATTTGATTTTTTGTCAAATTAAAATGGTACTTCTTCATCAGGCTGTTTCACAACAGGCTCTTGGGTTGGTGCTGGATTCAAATCTGCATTCGGATCAGCTGCAACTTTATCGAACAAATCCAAGAACGCATCTTTGGTGTGACTGTCAAATCGATTGATAGCCAACTGAACAGATTTACGCTTGTCTTTATAGATCGCAAAGTTCTTCACGATATGAACCAAACGACGAGTCGTAATTGTTTCGTCAACACCACCATCCTCGAACGTGCGACGAATCGCATCTGCCCATTTGATTAGCACTGACGTAAACTCACCATCAAGGCAGTTCAGCGACTTCATCAAGTTGGTAACAATTTTCGCTTCGACTTTAGCACCAGGATACTCTTGCTCAAACACGATAGCGAAACGCTCTAGGAATGCTTCATTTAACACATTGGTGCCAATGTAACGACCATCATCACTGCCTTTACCTTTGGTGTTAGCAGTTGCGATTACATTGAACCCCTGTTTAGGATACACGATTTCGTTCTTTGATTTAATATACAAGGGTTTGCCCTCTAGAACACCCTGAAGACACATGAGCAGGTTTGCGCCACCAGCATCAATTTCGTCAATCAGAATAGGAATGCCCTTACGCATAGCGATAACGACTGGACCATCCTCAATAACCACATTACCATCGACAAGGGTCTTAGACGCAATCAATTTATCTTCGTCATCGGTTGCATTCAAGTTAACACGAATGAGAGGGATTTTGTGTTTGGCACAAATCTGCTCAACCATCGTAGACTTACCATTACCAGTCGGACCTGTGATATAGATCGGATGAAACAGTTTAGATTTTAGAATAGCATCAACATCGCTGTGATTTCCCCAAGCAACATAGTTCGGATCAACGAGGGGAGCAGCAACAGTTGATTCAGTTACATAATTGAGTTTTCGCACATCATTCTCGAAAGTTTCAGCAGGTTTAGCAACAGCATTGCTTGCGCCACCAGCGATAGCATATAGACCACGACCAACTTTATTTACCATCAACCATGTGGGATACTTGTTGATTCCAAGTTGTTCCATCGTAGAAACAATTTGTTGCCGAGAAACTGTGCCCGATGATTTAACATCTGGAAACATCTCGAACAATTTAGACTCAAACACTTCTTGATTCATCACATTCTCCATATCAAAATTAAATTATACCAAATTGACAATTAAATGTCAAGCATTAGTTCTTGCCGAACACAGACACACTTCGTGGAAATCCATTGGCAAAACCAGAAGTTCCAACTACAAACCCACGTGAATTTTTACCAGACATTTTGGACTTCGGAGTGCGTTGTGGTTTGTAAACTGTAACCAAAACATTCAACACTGGGTCAGTGTAAGTTGTCAATACATTGCGTGGTTTTTTCGTAGACATAATTAAGTTCCTTTTCAAGTTTATACAATAATTATACGTCCAAACCGAATAAATGTCAAGCAATTTGTTGGGATAACCCTACATCCTGTAGGGGTATTTTGGACCCCTACAGTCAAGGACTTTAGGCTACCGCAGCCACAAATCGATTCAACAGGACTCGGCTGGTTTTCTTAGCACCCAAGTATTTTCCGAATTTTCGAGCAATCTGATTGCTAGTCAATTTGGACATATCTTCCTCTAGTTCTGTATTATCAACTTTGATTGTATTCGGTAAAAGGAAAAGTTCATCATGACCATCCAAATTTACTGGAAAGAACATCTCATCATTAAAACCCTTACGAATTTTAATAGCCAAATCTTGTTGCTCGATGTTATTTCTAGCAACACCATAACGATCAACAGTATACATAAGTTCACGACGACCACGACCAATAACATGGTAACCAACAACTGCAGCATCATGTCGATCCTGAATCATTTTGCAAACACTGTTTGTAAATTGATATCCTTCAAATGCATAAGTTTTCTTTGTGTATTTGTCAAGGATAAATCCAACTTGTTTGATACGAACATGTTTCCCATTTATCACACGATATTCAGTACCACTAACATATTGAAGTGTCCCATCTTCTTTGATGTAGCGATGAACACCACCACCATCACCATCCGTAAGTTTGATCATTGTCAACTTCTCAATCTGATGGCGTGTTTTAAATTCACCAAGATAATCATACAGCCACGCAATTGCTTCATTTAGAGGTGTGCCATTGAGTTGATACTTTTCGCCGTAGCGATCAGGTCTTCTATCACTACGGTAACCGCAACTCATAACATAGAGATTGCGGCACATACGCTGGAACTCGCTCAAAGTTGCTTTACTGTTGAACAACTCAATCATTTTGAAATGATTTCCAAGATAAACAGTATTCGCTTGTCTTAGAAGAGCATCTTCCTCTCTTTCTTTTTGCAACATAACAATGTCATTGGAATTACAGTTGTCGCTGAAGGCATAAACCTCAAATGGGATTTTCGCACGATAGCAAAATGTTACCAAAGAGATCAACTGTTTTACAGTTTCCTCAAGATAATCCGACATGGAACCAGACCAGTCAATTGTAAAAACCATTCCGTGTTTGAACCCATCTTTTGTAACGGTAATTTGTTTGAACAAATCCTCACGAATTTTATACGAAGCAAGTTTGCGAGTATCAAGCACACCTGTCTTAGCAACAGATTGACGCTTATAATCGCTTGCTGCTTTTTTCATCTCAAACTCTTTGATGAGATAGTTGACAATACGACTTGTATCATTCTTGAATGATTCGTAGCGATCATATACTTTATCAATATTTGGATCACGCTCACCATAAGAGTTTGGTTCTGTACGAATATGCTCCAGAATTTCAGTGGTCTCACGCAACACAGTTTTGTAATCAACTTTAATTGTTGAACAATTCTTGAATGAGGGTAAGTTCACATAGACATATTCAGTTGAAGTGTCTGCAGATTCAGCCAATGCACGAGCAAAAGCATTCGCAGTTTGACTTTCTAGATCTTCGAACTCTTCTGGTGTTTCATTTGCTTCACTAATTCCACCATTACCCTTTACGGTAAGTTTATCCTTGTCCTCTTCGTCATCAGATTCATTTTCCTCAGGATCTGAAAAATCGGCATCCGATGCCCAATCATCATCATCAAACATTTCAGAATCATGCAGTAATTCAGACTCAAGATCTTCTAGATCATCTTGCTCTTGCTCAACTTTAAGTTTCTTGTACTCAACATCGTTCTCACGCTCGGCACGTTTGCGATCATTCTCACGTTTGACGAAATCATAGATTGATGTAGCCAAAGCAATCACATCGTTTACGGATTCAAGTTTGTCAATTTTGTCAACAAGATATTTCTCAGAGACAGTGAATTTTACACCTGATTTGAAACCAACTTTGTACCAAAGATTGATACGATCGATCAATAAGAGATCGGAGATATTGCGATTTTTAATCGCAAAGAAATTGCGCTCATTTAACTCAGAGTAACCAGCTGTGAATGTTTTGCGAAGTCCAGGATATTTGCGTTTCATCAACTTCTCGATACGCACATCTTCGAGAACATTGAGATAGCCAAATGGAACATTCTTAGGATTGTTTGATTGAAACTCAGTAAACAGATTTTCGTTGGTATAGAGAGCATGACCAACTTCATGCGCTTTGAGCATTTCCTCAATTACTGGCGTCATGTTTTTCCACATGGGCAGAGTAAGAATTCGAGACTTTACGTCAAAGGACGCAGTCTGAACAGGTGCTCGATTAATGAGAAGATTTTCTTGAGCCAGTAGGCGAGTCGAAATATCGTTCGTAATTTCCGTCATAATTCCACCATTTGTCATAATATTTAATAATTATACAGCATTTCGCAATAAATGTCAAGCAAGTAACCCTACTCGCAGTAGGGTTATTCGAATCCTTATTGTATAAGGACTTACAGTCGCTCAACAACTATTCGATCACCCATGTCTTCACCAAGAGTGAAGTTTTCGTAATGACAACGAACAAATCCCTTTTTCTCAAGACTACACATTACAATCAATTGCCGAAGCACAGCCAGCTGACGATTCATGCCTTCCATATCATCATTGGGTAAACTAGTGCCCTCGGCATGGGACAGCATAAGAGTAAGCAGAAGCATTTGCTCCATTTCAAAAGAATCTTCATCGTCAGTTGAGGCAAGTTCATAAATCTCAGCAAATGAATTATCGGACAAACTTTGCATCCAATCACCAATCGAAATGTAAGGATTTTTCTGTAGATCAATCGCAAGCAGTCGTATGGTAGGACAAATATTTGTTGAGGATGCAATTACTTCATAATTCAGATACCAAAGTTTATCATCCCCATCATAGTTCAGATTCATTTCCATCGTCAGTCTCCAGTTCACGATTTTGTTCTTTTGCGTGGGTATCGCATAGCACAGTATGCCATCCATCGGTATATCTTTTTCCAGGACTGCCACAAACTTCACAAATCTTATAACTCATACTCTCAGCAAAGTTAATGTAGTTGTAATGTTCTTCAGTTGCAGCATTCACATAGAATCGAAGTCCACCGAATTTTTCTTTTACTTGAGATGCGACTGGAACTTTTGCTGCTTCTTCTTCCATCAGCAAACGACTCTCTTCTACTTCCTTAGCAGTATAAAGTTTCTTGCTCCATGGTGGGGGTTTGCCACTTTCAAATACTTCTTTCTTGTGTTCATATCGTTCTTTAGCACTACGATACTTGCTTGTCAGTAAACCACAAAGAGTGTCGATGATATTATACCAACCATCGCCAGTGCAAATACCCCAGCACATGGCTGTATGGGTCATAGGTGCGTTACGATCCCTAAAGATCAAAGGATATTTTGCACACAGTTTTGCATCAAGTTCTTTTTTCATTATGCCTCCACCCAATGATCATTTTCTTTATACTCAATTGACTCATTACCATCATACTCAGTAATTTTAAACAGAGTGCCCTCTGGCAACCATGCAATCGTCAAATCATCCGCACCACCAGTGTAGCATTCCGAATACGTTTTTTTGCAGTACTCTTCAATATTGTCCAGCCATGGCTGTTTATCCTCTTTAGTTTCTGCTTCATTCATTTGTTCGACCATATACACAATGGATGGATCAAACATCATTGCTTCACTATCAATCATGAGATTCCAAGTACTCCAACCTGCTCCAAATCCTGGAGAGTACAGAACCGCAACCAATCCATTACGAATCTCCTTACGGAGTTTTTTTTCTTGACTCATCATTCAATCCTTCCTTCCATTCCATTGCTTCAGTTTCAGTATCAAAATACGGCGAAATTACAGCATACTTTGCAGTAACCCAAAAGTAAGTATAAGTATGCATTCCTGAATCCCTATACTTAATCAGTCTAATTTCTTCCATTCCTCTTTCTCCATTGACTATGATGCCCTTTATTTAAAATAACACCATGCCAAATCATAATGAGAGAAACACGTATCTGCTTCATTGCTTCTCTGTAGTAATACTTCTGTAGATGTGTCATAAATTAGTCGTAGCAATACAAACTCTCATAGAGTTCAAATAAGTCCAAGTCACTGAGTGATGCCAATGACTCTGGCGTGAGAGAATAGTCCTCACGGAGTTCTTCTTCGGATAGTGCAAAAAGGATTCGCTCATAGACCATTTGACGGATCGTGAGTGAGTGTCGCTTTTGCTCCAATAGTGAATCTTCCACTTGCTGCAGAATCTTATCGGTAAGTCTGTCGTTCATTGTTGTGTTCCTTTATTGTGTTCCTTTAAAAATAAAAGAAGATGATGGGGGGTCAAGCCGATAGGGACCCGACCGAAAAAAATAGGGACCCGAATTTTAAAGTCAATTTTTTGACCCCCCCCCCCGACCTCACTCCTCGGAGAGACTCATCATCCAGTACTGTTTCTCCAATTCAAGTAATGCTCTTTCTTCTTCTTCCTCTAGGAATGCATCAATACATATATTCAGATGTTCTTCATTTGCTTCAGCAGCATATTCAGCACATATGGTATTTAATTCATCGAAGTTCATAATCATCCTCTACACTGTTATTATACAAGTAATCATCATATATGTCAAATGTATTTCCGAAGAACCTCTTGTGCATCACTGACATCATCGATCTCATCCAACTCTGCCAGCAACACCATCTCTTCCAATACACTGACCATTCTCAGTGTTCTTCGAGGGAGAGTGCTCTTCCACTCCATGTATTCATCATATCCATCGATCGCCCACATTCTGTCCAGCAGAGCCACCTGTTGCTTGGTCAGTCCAGTGATAGTCACCATATATACCCCCCCCCATTAGGCAGTTAGAATGTAGGTAGCGAGGTCTTTCCAGTTGTCATTGGAAGCACGAACCTTGCTAACAGAGATCAGAGTGCGAAGGGAGATTTCCTTTGCCTCATCCTTGAGATCGCGAATCAGAGCAAGAGCATCGCGAACGATCTTCTTGTCATACTCAGGCATAAACTCTTCAGAATCAGCGATGGTAGCCATACGCTCGATCTTCTGTTCGGAGTTCATGGACAGGTCGATCATCATGCTACGTGAACGAATCGCTTGATCAATTGCACCTTCTTCCATATTGGAGATGAAGATAACACGACCCTCGAAGTTGAAGCTACGTGGAAGATCTTCATCACGGAAGTCAGCGTTCCAGGAGATGATACGCTTACCGTAGCTGTCCAGAGCAGACTTCAGAATGTTCAGTGCGACTGGGTCTTTGAGAACAGCATCACAGTCATCAAACACGATAATACCCTTGTTGTTTTCAAACAGAGTACGATAGAGACCCTTAGCAGTCGAGAAACCCTTGACCATCTTAAAGCACTTACGCATATTGAGAATGCTACCGACTTGAAAGTCAGCGAGATCAGAGATGTCTTTGTAACCCTTCTTCTCGAGAGTCTTGGTCACAGTGTAAGTCTTACCGAGACCACCCTGACCAGTGATCACAGCTGAGGGTTGAACACCATCAGCAACCATCGAGACCAACTGCTCAACGAAGCCGAAGCGAGCATTGATGTTAAACTTAGCATCCTTAGCTGCTTGGATCTCTTTCGCACCAGCAACGATCTCATCATAAGACAGATCCATGCCAGTAATCTGTTTGAATTTCCACTCAATGTGAGAGGTCTTAGAAGTTTTGAAGGGTTTAGAATCACCAATCTGGCAGGTATACTTACCAGTTACTTTATCAAATTTCACAGAGGTCTTCACAGCGTTAGTCATTTTCAGTTCCTTTTTCATAATCAATACCTTAATTATGCCTGGAATCCGAATTATTGTCAATACCCTGCCAGAATAACCCTTCAGCCTGTAGGGGTATACAAGTCCTTGATTTGCCTATGAAAACCAGATATCTCCATCGCTGTCCTTCTCATACTGCCTGTCCAGTCCGTGTGGAGGCACAATACTCCAGCCATCCATCTCCTGTTCCAGCTGCTGCTCTGTCTTACCCTGTCCCTTCTTCTGCTGAGTGATAATCCACTTGCTCTTCTCAGCACTCGGACTATCACTAGCCATGTGTTCACGATTACTATCTGCGATCTTACGCTTATGATTATCAGTAAGTATACGTGCTTTTTGTCCACAACTGCGAGAGCAATGTGGTCCACGTCTGCGATGCTCAACACCACAAGTAGGACACTCTTTTAAACGATAAACTCCTGGCATGTTTTTCCTTACGCAACCATTCGAACACTCTTACCATCCAAAACAGCACATACAACAGCTACCACTTCACTAATCAATTGGTTTCCACTCATCCCACTCATAGTTTCTTTTCTTTGCAAATTCCTCAGCATCTTTTAGATCAGAAACTTCATCCATAAACTTACACTGCCATTTGTTTACCTCTGCTACTTTACCATCTTCATATTCCACGATATATTTCTTATCATCTTCACTATTTGCCAAAATGATCGCTTCCTGACCACAGGGTAAAACATAAACTCGACTATTTACCATTCTAGTACCTTTACTTCTGGTGATTTACAGGGTGTGTCTTTTGTGCACTGTTTATGCATCATATATAGCAGCGGTGCGCAACTGCTCATCGTAATAGCAATGAGGATAAGAACTGTAAATTTCATGAGAAAAAAAAGACCGTAGATTTCATTATTGGTTTGGTTGCGCTGTCGTTATTCGTCATCGAAATGATCACCGACCCAGATCAATGCCCAAATTAACAATGCGACAAAAATTGCTACCAGATATATCATTGTGACAACTCTCTTATTGTGTCTACTTTAAAGCGTCCCCAACGATTATATGATGCATCCGTAAGGCAACCATGCTTGCTGGAAAAACAAAAGTTAATTCCTGTGCTGGTCATTCGACTCTTCCATTCTTCATAGGGAATTACGTACATGTGATAGTCAGTAATTCCCAAAATCTCATCCATCTGAGTGATGAAAATGCGGAGTGCACCTTTCTTATTTCGAACAGATGCTGGGGACAATGTGCACCATGTTCTTTTGTAACCATTCGAATGTGCTATACGTCGAGCACGCATATACTTAGCGTCTGATCCATCATCAAAATCCTCACCTTTCTTATTACTGCGTTTTAGAGAGGAATTGTCTGCGATAACCTGTTCTAGAATATTTGAGACACTTTGAAATCCAATCTCACAAGATGCCACTGCTGCTTTTTTACTGTAAAACTGATGTTCTTTGCTAAGATGATCCCATAGGTATTCAACTGCCAAAGCATCTGTTATACCAGACCATTCTGTGTGATTGGATGCCATTACAATAACTCCTTTCTTTCAATCCAGATGCAGGTTCCAAAGTCATTTGACCAGCTGTTGCCACCACTATTCTCATCCTCAGGCAAGTCAGCATATTCTGCGATGTCCCTTGCTCGATCAACAGCATCTGTCTTATGACGGAAAATATCAATGATTTCTTGTTCTCCGTCACACATCATTTGTAGGACATATACAAATTCAACATTGCTTTCTGCGATCATAACAACTCTTTCAAAAATTAGTGCTGGTTTTTCTTTATAGTCTGTAACCAGCAAAAATAGACTGCATCAGTTTATGACTCTTTCTTTATAGTCTCTCAGT